CCGGATAATTCATACCTTTGGTTTTGTTGTTGAATAGAACAGACGCAGCATCCTTTAACCGAGATTCGTTAAAGAATAAGAAATCAGACCCAACGACAGAGCGTGAACCAGGGGATCCATAATAGCAATTCTCCTGCCAAACTTGTTGGCCGGACAAAACAGAAGTCATAGTTCCTACCCAATGTTTACGATAAACACCATGAGGAACTTTTTTAGCAACGACACTTAATATCTGCTTCTTCATAGAAGCAGATAAAGGTCTAGCTCGTCTCCCCTTACCCTTCGCTTTCTTGGACGGAAAGCTGTGTTTACTGCCACGGTTTCGTCCTTTAGGACGATACCCTGAAGGCGGTAAACCACGCTTTCTCTTCCGATGTCTTGAGATACGTCTCATCCCATCACGTATTGCAGCGGTAGCTACAGTTGTAGCTGCTTTCCGTCCAAGCCAGACAGCTGGCGCGCGAGCAGCTCTTCGTATACGACCAAATAACCCCGACATTGATTTTTTTTAGGAAAGAAAAGTGAGAGTGAGAATCCGCTTATGTAAGTAATACTGGGCGCACTGACTTCTCAAAGTCAGTGCGCGTCTTACATAAGCGGATAAATTCGGATGCCTCTCCCCATATGTATCCTCCCTCCCTTCGGGGGGCCCCTCCACATGGGTCCCCTCGGCATCTAGTTTCGCGGGTCGCGCGAGGGATACAGAAGAATTCGGGTCATAGGCGCATTGACCTATAGGCCCGTAAAACCTTGTATCCCTCATAGGGGGACAAGTCCCCCTAGGCGGGGCCTACCCCCTAAGGTTACGGCCGCAAGCGGCCGTAGGGCGGCAGCAAGCTGCCAGGAATGAGTCATAATCATTAATGCGGAGATCTTCCGCAAAGGGGGTAAAGGTCAGTGACCGTTACGGGGGTCCTCGGCCGAAGTCAGCTATATAAGAAAGCGAGAATTTGATGAATTTATTGATGAAAAATAATGGATCTGCTACCGCTGACGCCACCTCAGACACCAATTGTAATCTCGTCAGACGAGGAGGAATCAAGCGACGACAGGGAACCTATTGGCTGGGGACTCTGGGAGAGTCGTCTGGCTGGGTCCCCTGTCTCCCTGATGGAATCACGTATCTCAAGGGCCAGCTTGAACTCGGAGAGGGAGGATTCCGACACTACCAGCTTTTCTTTCTCGTCCGTCCCAAGGCGTCTTTGGCACAGGTCACCGAACTCTGGGCCCCTTTCATTGGACACTGGGAGCTTACCCGAAGCGAGGCCGCTGAACAGTACGTCTGGAAGGAGAATACGAGGATTGGAGACCCGTTCGAATTTGGAACCAGACCGTTTAAACGCAACTCGGAGACCGACTGGGCTGCTGTCCGTGCTGCTGCAATCTCAGGTGACCTGGCCGGGGTACCCGACGATGTATTCATTCGCTTTTATCCAAACCTCTGTAGAATCGCTAGTGACTTTGTTCAACCACCTCAACGAATCCGAACATGTGTTGTCTTCTGGGGTCCGACTGGGACTGGTAAGTCGCGTCGCGCATGGGACGAGGCGGGTGAGAGTTGTTACTCTAAGGATCCTCGCACCAAGTTTTGGTGCGGCTATGGCACTCAATGCAACGTTATTATCGATGAATTTCGTGGTGCAATCGATATATCCCATATCCTCCGATGGACAGATCGATATCCGGTCAGAGTTGAAGTTAAGGGGTCCTCTAAACCTCTAATGGCTGAAAAGATTTGGTTTACTTCTAATTTACACCCAAAAGATTGGTATCCAGAACTTGACTACGAAACCTTTTGTGCTTTGGAGAGAAGATTAGAGATAACCAAAATCGAATAAAAAAAATTTATTAAACTGAGACGTTATAAAGACTAGTAGTCGGATTAGTATAGGTCGAAGAAATAGTAGCACCAACAGTCATGTCAGAACCAGTATCGTTGTAATACCAACAATAATTGTTTTCGCGATACTGATCGTCAGTTGTATCCGGAGCTTCCACAGTATATTCTTCTGTTACATCAACAGAAACACCATACTGTGCAGTCGGATTACAAACACGGCCAGAAATAGTTGTTGCACTCCCACCCCCTGAATCGGTAGATACACCTACTGCTGGTGTCATAGAAACCAGCAATTCCGTAGTAATACCTTTCAGAAAAAATTTCAAGGTGTTCCCTTCATGAAATTTATCCCAATCAAGTTTCAAATCTTTATAAGATTTCGTATAGACATAGAAATCACCCGGATTTAAAACTTTTTTAACTGTTTTCATGTTGTACATCTGCTTCATTTGAGACAATTGATTTGGATATACACCAATAGTTGCTTTAGTAACAGCTGTTCCACCTGTTTGCGCAATATTCGTAAGCGCGTCTGAGAATTCATCAGCAGCAAAAGAATTAGTATATCTTTTTGAGACACACTCCACAAATACAAATTCAATGGGACATTGAGTATTGTTACGAAACAAAGCCTTGACAGACGCTGACTTCAAATTATATTTGAACCCAGGCGTCGCAAAATTATTCGTAGCATCCGGATAATTCATACCTTTGGTTTTGTTGTTGAATAGAACAGACGCAGCATCCTTTAACCGAGATTCGTTAAAGAATAAGAAATCAGACCCAACGACAGAGCGTGAACCAGGGGATCCATA